CATATTTCCGGAGCAATTTGGAAAGGAGAAGGAGAAGTTGTTGGTGATTTAGTGATTGATACAAATACTGCTCAAATGCCAATTAAGGTATCTGGAGGAGGAAAATTAGAAGAAATTTAAACCTAATAAATTAGAAGTATGGAAACTGTTAATAAAGTATCAAAAGAAGTTGCTTTAGAAGAATTGCAATCATTCGTGGAAGAAAACATCTTTAAAAGGTTGGAAAATGAAGAATTAGAGGATAATTATCCTCAAGTTCTTTCAGCTATGATGTCAGGTCATTTAACGCTTGGAGAAGAACCTGAATACAAATTACAACAACCTGTTAAATCCACAAATGGAGAAACTGTGGTTTTAGAAAGAGTAAAATTTAAAACTAGAATCACGGTTGGAGAAAAAACCAAATTAGCTAAAGGTGTTGATATGAAAGGTGAAGCTTTGAAGTATTCATACGCTTGTATGGCTTTTGTAATGAGTTTACAAAGTACATCTTATTTGGATAGATTCACAAAATACGACCTAAGAGTATGTGAACAGCTTTCAACGCTTTTTGTATAACGCTCAACCAAGACATTTCAGCCGCCGTTATTACGGTGGCTAGGTCTTTTAGTTGGGCATCACCACAGTACATAGAATCTATGTTTATTGACAGAATTGATATACATGGAATTTGGTATTGGTTTGATGATGTAAAAGCACAGCACGAAAAAATACCTAAACCTAAATAAAACAAACTTAATGGGAGCCGCAACATTAAAAGTACCTACTATATTTCAAGCAGTTGACCGTATGTCAACCGTTTACGATAAGATGGGAAAAAAAGGAGAATCCTTCCAAAAAAAGCTTATGAGAGTAGGAAACGCCGCCGCAATTGCTGGTGGTGTTGTAGTTGCTCCTATGGCATTAGCGATTAATAACGCTATCAAGTTTGAAGATAAAATGGCAGATATTGCAAAGACCACAGGTCTTTCAGGAAAGCCATTAGAAAAATACGGTAATTCTTTGTTAGATATGTCAAAGAAAACCAGGACTTCTATTTCTGAACTACAGGATATAGGAATTGTCGGAGGTACTTTAGGCGTACCTAAAGAACAATTAGAAGCTTTTACTAAATCAGCGGATTTATTTGCTATTGCACTTGGAGAAGATTTCGGAGGTGTTGATACTGCTGTTACTCAGGTTTCAAAAATCAAAAACCTATTTAAAGAAACAAGGGATTTAGACTATGCTCAAGTAATTACTAAAGCAGGTTCTGCTATAAATGAATTATCAAATAAAGCAGGTTCTGCTTCAAACATCAATGATTTTGTTTTAAGGATGGGTGCTTTGCCGGATGCTATAAAACCATCTTTGCAAATGACAGCCGCACTTGGTGCATTCTTAGAAGAAGCAGGTGTTAATTCTGAAATAGCCGCTTCTGGTTTTGCTAATTTGATGGCTAAAGCAGGTGATAGTTTACCTAAGTTTGCAAAACAAATGGGTATGACTGAATCAGCCGCTAAACAGCTTTATAATACCGACCCAGCCGCTTTTGCTCTTAAATTTTCAAAATCTTTCAAAGGAATGAAAGGTACCGAAGTTAATAAAACTTTTGATGCTTTAAAAATTAATTCAGTTGAAGTTATGAAGTTGGTTGGAGCGTTAGGAAGTGATGCAGAAGGTTCAGAAAAATCATTGATGAATTTAGGGTTAACTTCTGCAAAAGCTTTTGAAAAAGGTGCTTCTATTGCTGATGAAGCGGCTAAGAAAAACGAAACCAAAGCCGCTCAATTAAAACAAATGCAAAACAATATAGAAGCTTTTTCTATCATTGTTGGTACTCAATTATTACCAGTCTTAGGGCAGATACTTCAAAAAGTAACGCCAGTTGTTTCATCGTTTGTAGATTGGGCCGCTAATAGCCCTAATCTTGCTTCAAATTTGATGTTAGTAGCTGGAGCTTTAGGAAGTATTTGGGTAGTTACTAGATTAGTAGCTATTTGGACTGCTTTAAGTTCTGTGGCTATGGGAATAGCGGCTGTAAATGCAGGTGCTATGTCTTTGAATATGAAAGGAAATGCAATAGCAATTGGTACTTATAATGTTGCAACTAAATTGATGGCTGCTGGTACTTGGATTGCCACTGCCGCTACTACTGCTTTTGGCATCGCTATGAATCTTGGTTTATGGCCTATACTTGCAATAATAGCCGCGGTAGCCGCTATAATAGCTGTATTTTATTATTGGGATGAAATATGTGCTTGGTTCGGAAAACAATGGGACGCTTTTACAGGTATGATTGGAGGAGTTTGGGATTCATTAGTTTCTTGGTTTCAGGAATTTTCTTTTGTTGATTTCTTCCAAAATATCTTTGCTTGCATCGTTGATTATATGCTTTTTCCTTTGAAAACAGTTTTGAAGTTAGTAGCTATGATTCCAGGAGGTATAGGTGAAGCCGCACAGGCAGGACTTGACAAACTTAATACCTTAACTGATTTTCACGTAAAAGCCGACGCCGCTGAACCTTTAGATTCACCATCCGTAGCAAATCAAAGAGCAACCAACGAATCTATAAAAACACAAAGAAATACTATTGATATGAACATAAACGATAAAGGAAATAATGTCGGTTCAGTATCATCATCAGGTCCTTTAAACATACCTATAAAAACTACTTCAACATCACAATGGTAACAAAAGATTTTTTAATATTTGAATCAGGAAACGGAGGAGAATTAGGTATTTTCAATAAAGATATTTCTTTTGTTGAAAAACTATATTATCAAATCTATTTAAGGTTATTTGGAGGAAATGTTGAGGCATCGACAAAGGGAAATGAATTGCCAAATGAAGTGCGTTTGGATTGGTGGGGAAATTCTTTATTTTTTAAAAATAGACCTTCAAAACAATTTAATTCTGAAACTGAAAGAACTTTAAAATCAGTTGCTTTAAATAGTGTTGGAAGAACGGTTATAAATCAAGCTATTGAAAACGATCTTAAGTATTTTAGAAATATTGCTAAAATAAATGTAAATACGCTACTTTTAAGCGCAAATAAAGTAGAAATGCAGATTACTATCAATCAAGATAAAAACGCTTCTAACAGCTATTTAAAATTGATTTGGGATAATGCTAAAAATGAAATTGTAACATCACAAATAATATGAGAGCAGTACCAACAACTATTCAACTAAAAGACAAACTGGCTTCTGATTTCAGGCAAGCTTTTGGATTTCAAGAAGATGAAAATGTGGATAATATTGAAGCAGTTGCTTCGGTATTGGCTGCTCAATTTAAAACCATGTATTTGTACGTAGTAGATAATAGGAACAATCAATATCCTGATACTGCTGATTTAGCTATAAACGGAGGAGAACTTGAAAGGCTTGGAAATATATTTCTTAATCGAGAACCAAACAAAGCTACTGAAGGAGTTTATAAGTTATCTTTAACTGGAACATCAGGTGCTATATTAAGACCTTCTTTAACTTTTAAATCTTCTGAAAATTCATTTTCTCCAGGTCAATTATTTATACTGGATGAAGAATATGAAATGACAGGTATTGATGATATTATTGAAGTTCGTTCATTAGGTTTAGGATTAAGTTTTCTTTTGAATGTTACTGATAAATTAACAGTAACAGAACCTGTTTTAGGTTTGAATCAAGAAGCAGAAGTTACAGAAGTTATATCTGCTCCTTTGTCAGAAGAACCTATTGAAAATTATAGAAGAAATATCAATGATGCTATACAATTAGAAACTACTGGTGGTTCTAAATCTGATTATAGATTTTGGGCACAGGATGTTCAAGGAGTTAGATATATTTTTCCTTATGTAAAACAGAATGAAGCTGGTACTATTCAAATATTTATTGAAGCTACAAAAGCTGATTCAATTGATGGAAAAGGTACTCCTTCACAAGATATGATTGATGCAGTTATTGAGGTTTTAAATTTTGACCCGGATGATACTCAAATTACAGCTTTTAGAGGACGCCGACCTATGCAAGCTAATTTAGAGCCAGGTCCTATTACTTTGATTCCTGTAGATGTTGAAATTACAGGAATGACCGATACTAACGCTTCTACATTGCAAGCTATTACAACTAATTTAGAATCTTATTTAGAAGATATTAGACCTTTTATAGCGGCAGGACAGCTTTTAAGAACCAAGAATGATGTTCTTTTATCTGCTAAACTTTCAGGAGTAGTTTCAGATGTTATTGGTAATTCAAATTATTTTACCAACTTTGTTATGAAAGTTGATGGAAATGAATTGAATTTTTACAATTTTTCTTTTTCTAACATTCCTTATTTTAGGAATTTAATAATTCTGTAATATGCCGGTAACTAATGAAGATACTCAATTTGGATTCGGAACTGAATTTGGTTTTGATACTTTCTTTAAATTCCCTAATGATTCCAATACGAATCTAAATCTTCTTTTAGGTATGGTTTCTGATTTATACCCAACAGGTAGAGTTTGGAACCTTAATGAAAAATCTGATTTCAATAAATTTCATACTGCAATAAATAAATCATTTTCTGACCTTATTGATTTTAGTTCTTCATTGATTGATTCAATGATTCCTGACAATGAAAATTTTGATTCAGAAGATGCTACTTGGCTAGAATATAACTTAGGTTTAACAACCAACGAATCTTTGCCTTTATCTTTAAGAAAGTCAAATCTTTTAACTAAATTAGCATATCCAAATAATAGAACTGCAAGACAACATTATTTGTATATTGAAAAAGTTTTGAATGATTACGGTTTTGATGTAAAAGTATATGAAAACCTATTTTATAATTTAGATGGAAGCGTTTACTATGTACCTCCTCAAGATGTAATATTAACCTCTCCAGGAATTACACAACACGGAGGAGATACACAACACGGAGGCGCAACCCAACATGGTTTCGGCTCTTATAGTGTAATAGCTAATTCAATGTTTGATGAAGAATATAATATAGGTGGCTTGCAAAATTTATGGGCTACTTTTTATATAGGTGGAGCTACTTTTGGTGATATTGCAATAATACCAGAATCAAGAAAAACAGAATTTAGAGAATTGGTTTTAAAATTAAAACCTGCACATTTAATCGCTTACACACTAATAGACTTTCAATAATCATGGCAAGAAGTTTAGCTATACAACCAAATTTAAATAATTCTGACCCAGCCAATTACCCGCTAGGAAGAATTAAAGACAATACAGGATTTCAAGATGGAACCGCTGTTGATGAATCTGTTTATGGAGATATACACCAGAACCTTATAAAAATAATGTTGGATGCTGGTTTTGTTTATAACGGACAGCCTGACAATGTTACTAATGGTTATCAGTTGTATGAGGCTTTAATGTCTTTAGCAGGTAAAAATGATTTAATCAAGCAGATAACTATTTTAAATGCTACTACTTTAAATGTACCAATTAAAATTCAAACTCTTAAAATAGATGAAGCTGTTACATTTGTATCTAATTTTGATTCAGATGTAACGCACGTTCTTATAAGAGGTACAGATTTAACACCTAAAGCTTTAACTATAACAGGAGATTTCAAAGCAGGTCAAAAAGTTCAAATTTTAAATAAACTTGCTACTATTGAAATTTATGGATTGTATGATTCATCATATATTTCTGACCTTAAAGATAGATTTGAAACTTTAGAAGCATCTATTTTAACTTTTGTTCAAAAATTATCTATATTTACAGTAGGTGGCGCTATGTTTATTTGGAACAAACCATTAAACGAAATTCCAGACGGGTATCAAGAAGTACTTGATTTTAAAGGTAAAACTGTTTTTGGTTTCGATGTCACAAATCCTTTATTTAATGTAATAGGTGCTGGAGGAGGTAGTGTTACTAAAACAATTGCTAAAGCTAATTTACCAAACGTTAAATTGAAAGTTTTTCCTTCCGGTGATAGATACGGAGAAAATGGAGTTCCTCAAGCGGGATTTTTCAGTTCAAGTGGTGATAGTAGTTCCGGAGGTTCTACTTTTGTAGAAACAGAAGCTTTAGGTTCTGGAACTGCATTAGACGTTTTAAACCCTTACCGAATTGTAGCTTTCATTGAATGGGCTACTGTATAAAAAATTAATCAAATGAGAAACTTAACCCACTTACCTGAAGGAACTCCTATTAATAATAATTTTGCATTATTGCCTTTTGGAGGTATAAAAAATAGAACTGAAACAGAAGCTGGTACACCTGTTGTAGAAGAAAACATTGGTGATATTTTATCTTCTGTTTATGAAATTATGAAAAAGTCAAAAGTGGCTTTTAATGGTTTGCAAGATAATGAGGAAAATGGGTATCAATTAATTGAAGCTTTAGGTTTATTCAGTAATGAATTAAATGACAGCGTACCTTTATTAATTAAAACAGGAAATATTTTTTCAATACCTATTAATTTAACAATATTACCTGATAATTATCCTATTTTAGTAAAAGCTTCTGATACTTATATTTCTGATGGAGTTCCTGTTACTTTCAAGGGTAACGGAGTTGGTTTAGAAAATGATGTTGAATACACATTTAGTCCATCTTCTTTTATTTCAGGTGAAATATTGCTTTTAATCATTGACTTTGTAACCACTGATGTCAGAATGATTAATATCACTAATCCAGCTTCATCTTTAACTTTACAAGAAATTTTTCCAAATTTCGGAACTCCTATTCGTTACAATAATTCAGGAATTATTTGGTATGAATCAGAAGGTCATATTTTTAATGACAAACCTGAAACTTTTAACCTTAACGGTCAAATAAGCGCCGCTTATGGAAAAACTACTCATATAAAAGATTCATTTATTTCAGGTAAACATATTTACTGCCTTGTTTATTTTCCTGATGAAATAACTTATTTAATGGTAAGAGTTCAATTGGATAATATTTCTTTGATTAATACAATGTCAGGAATAGTATTTCCTGAAGGTATTGATAGAAATCCATATATCTATACTGATGGATTAAATTTATGGATTACTAATAAAGGTGGTGATGATGTTGATGATAAGCTTTTAGTAAAATATACTATAAATGGATTGAATTTAATTTACATTAGTGAAATTGAATTAGGAACTCCTTTTGATAAGTCAACCAATTCTGTTATTCACAATGGAAAACTATATACATTCATTTTAAACGATTTAAAGCAATATAATTTAGCCACTGGAGAATTGATACAGGGAAGCGTGTTTAAATCAAATGTAGGCGCTCTAATCTCTTTTAATAACGTTATTTATCACGTTGTTTCAGGAGTTGGGAAACGTTGGAATTTACCTAATTTAATTTAAAATGGCGCACGCTCCAATAAAAGTAGATGTTGATTCTTCTGCAATGGCTGAATATAGTCAGAAAATGCGAAAAATAAACCGTACTGCTTTACCTGTAGCAATTAGAAACACATTAAACGGAGCGGCTTTCCTTGATAAAAAAACTAATTTTCCAGGTTCAGCATCTAGGAACTTTCCTAACGGAAAAAATAAAACATTTTTTAAGCGTTATACAGGTGTTAAAAAAGCAGTTGGATATGATGTTAATAAAATGGTATCTGAAATGGGAATGATGGATATGGGTAATAAGTCTGTCAGAACCGCTTTAGAGAATATGAGAAAGCAAGAAGCAGGAGGAATTATAGATACTGGTTTTTCTTATTTGAAAGAAGCAAGAGGTGGAAAGGAACATGGAAAAGTTAGGACTGCAAATTATTATGATAAATCAAAAGTAATTTCAGGACGTTCAAAAGCAGGCAGAAATAAAGGTACTAATAAATCTAAATTTGTAGCACGTGCTTTTAGAGCGAAAAAGGAAAAAAAACCAATGTTTTTTAATTCGATGAAAGGTAATTTTTTAGTATCTGTTAAGAAAATTAAAAAGAATGGTAGAGATACAGTAGAAATTGATTTTAAACTTTTGATGAAAGAAAGGAAAGATAAACCAGCTAAAATAAAAGCAACAAATTTTGTTTTAGAAGCGGCTATTTTAACCCAAAAAGAAATTCCGAAATTGTATTTAATTGAAGGAGAAAAACAAATAAAAAGAGCGTTAAGGTAATGAGTGATTGGAATGATAGTATAACTAATAAAGTATTCAGTATAATTACTGGTGACGGTGAAAAATTTTCACCTCTTTGGAATCCTGAGGAAAAAAGTTTTGATTTTAATACTTCTGAATTTAATTTCATAGGTAAGCCAGGAACTTTGATTGACAGAAAGGAAGTATCAGGAGCTAAAATTCCTTTGATATTTACGTTTCAAGGTTCGGATGTTTTAGCTGTTTCTGCTAAATTTGAACAATCTTCTAAAGATAAAAGGTATTGGATAGTCAATCACCCGTATTATGGTACTATTAATGGTCAACCTGTTTCTTTAAATAGAAATGATAAAAGTTATGGAAGCGTTACTTTTTCAGTAGAATTTTGGGAATCAATTACAGATATATCACCTACAAAAGCCAAATCAGTTGTTGAAGCAATTACCTTAAATTCTATAAAAATAAATACAAATTCAGCTACTATATACGCTTCAAAATCTATTCCTAAACCTGCTGATATTTCAACCACTAAAAACAATGTTGAAGTTTCTACATCTTTTATAGATAAGGTAGCTAAAAATAAAGAAGTTCTAGCTGAACAGTATTCTGAATACCAAGCTAAAAAGAATAAAACTTTAAGTGATTTGGATAATTTGACCGAACAACCAATATCTGTTATAAGTCAAATAAATGACTTTGTAACTACTCCATCCACATTCCCTATTTCAGTTGAAACTCGTTTAAGCTTATATGAAGCGATTTTTAAGCAATTAAAAGAAGTTCTTTCAATAAATGACAGTAAGACTAATAAAGCTTATTTTGAAGCCGTAGGCGCTTCTATAATAGGCGGAATTTGCGTTTCATTAGTTAATCCTTTAGCTATTGACTATATCACTAGGTCAAACACCCTTTCTGCCGCTATTCGACTTCAAAATATTTACAGTTCTTATATGCTTAGTTTGGATGATTCTATGATTGGATTTGAATCTATAAATAATAATTTCTTTCCTTCAGGTGAGTTGCAGAATACAGTTCAAGAAGTAGTTTTGAATACTTTAGATAATTTATTTTTTGTAGCTTTTGGTGCAATGCAAGAAAGAGTGGTTTATACTGATAAAGATACAAACCTTATAAAATTAACTCATAAATATATAGGACTGGATGAAGAGGATAAAAATATTGAAACCTTTAGACAAATAAATGGAATCAAAAATAAATCTGTTTTCATTGTCAAAAAAAATACAAGAATAACTTATTTGGTATAAAATGAAAATAAAAATTGATGGTGTTAATTATGAAGAATTTAATGATTTAGCTTTGTCGGTTGCTATTGATTCAGTAGCTTCTACATTTGCTTTTACAGGTCGTTATGATAAAACGAATCCTGAACATAAAAAATTATTTCGTCCATTATCTTTTTATGAGTGTTTAATATTTGATGATAATAATAAAAAAATTATTACAGGTAGTATCATAAATCATACTTTTAATTCAAAAGACAGACCTGAATTAGTTACTTTATCAGGTTATTCAAAAGGAGGAGTTTTAGAAGATTGTTCTATACCTTTTGAAAGCTATCCTTTAGAATCTTTAGGACGTTCTTTGAAAGATATAACAGAACGTTTATTAAAATATTTTGACCTTAAATTAATAATTCACCCATCAGTTATCAAGGATTGTAATTTGATTTATACTAAGTCCTGCGGAGAACCTAGCGGCACGGTAAAAGAATACCTATCTAAATTATCTAGCCAAAGAAATATAGTAATGAGCCATGATGTCGATGGTAATTTAATTTATTCAAGAATAGACCCAAAAAAACCATCAAAAGCTTTTTATACTAAAGAAAATACTCTTACAATGTCGTTAGATATACAAGGGCAATCATTTCACAGCAGTATAACAGTCATAAAACAGCCTTCAAAAGACGGTTCTAATGCTTCTTTTTCTGATTCTGTTTCTAATAGTCTTATTTCTGCAAAACGTCCTTCAGTTCAAGTGCTTACATCAGGTGAAGATGGAGAAACATCTAAAGGAGCAAAAAATATTTTATCAGAAGAATTAAAAGGTATAAAGGTTATATTAAACTTTGATAGATGGGAAGATTTACATATAGGTGATGTAGTAGAAATTCAGAACGATGAAATATTTTTTGATAACAGAACTAGGATGGTTGTGGAAAACCTATCTTATGTAAAAAACAGTTCAGCGGAAACTATGACTGTTTCAACTGTTTTACCTGAATCTTTCAACGGAGAACAACCTAAAAAAATATTCTAATGGCTATAACATATTGCAGAACAAAAAGCTTTGAAATAAAGCAAGGAGAAAAAACTTATAAGGTAGAACAGTTCGGAATCAAAACTACTGAATCAGTTATGCCTTTCGGTGATGATTCTTCTATTCCTGAAGGATATACTGCTATATATTTAGATACAGAAAATGTAGGTGATAAAGTCATTATAGGATGTATAAATAAAAATCAGATTGCAAAATCAGGTGAAAAAAGAATTTTCAGTATTAAACCTGATAAATCTCTTTCTATTGATATTTATTTACGGGATGATGGTAAAGCACAAATAGGAGGAAATGTTGATAATCTTGTTAGGTACAGTTCATTGAATACAGCTTTACAGCAGGAAAAAAACCTAATAAACATTGAACTAAATAAAATTGCTGTTGCTATGAATGCTATTGTTCCTGGTTCTTATTCTCCGGGTCTTATTACCTTAGACATTCTTCAATCTAAAATAGAAGAATTATTATGTCCATAAAAAAACCTTAGATTTTAAGTCTAAGGTTTTTATAATATTGTAAGTTTTTAACTTAATTGTTCTGATAATTTTGAACGGGCAAGGTATTGTTTTTACTGGGATTTCCTTCACCAATTGACCTGATATGATAATTGTCTTTTAGAATAAAATCAGCATTTTGTTTATCCGAAATTTTTAGTTTTAAAGGTTCATATTTTTCGGAATCCCTGACTGCATAAACGTTTTTATAAATGTTTAATTCGTTCAACTGTTTTTGGTCTCCAATAAAGACATAATCAGAATTAATGGAATCAGAATCAAAAGGTATAGATACCGTTTGAATTTCAGATTGTTTTAATTCAAATTCACAGTTTTGAATTGGTTGAACAAAAGAAGTTTTTTCCCGGATGTCACTCAATAGAGGTGCTTTTGCTTCTCCTTTACAACTGAATAAAAAACAGACCATGATAGCCATTGTAATCGATAATAAAAATGATTTTTTCATTTTAAAAATGGTTTAAATTTGCTTACTTATAAAAGGCATCAGCATTCCTTATAGAGATTATAAATATAAAAAAATAATATGAATTAAAAAAATATTTAATCAATTTTTTCTGGTTCAACATCAACCATTATAACATCAATAGTAGTATCTAACATTTCACAAATAGCTAGTACCAATTCTTTATTGAATCGCTTTTGGAAAGGTTCAGTTTCTAATCTTAAAATCTGACGGTAAAGATGTTTTGACTTAGGAAATTTTTCTTTAAGTCTTTTTGCTAATTCGTTTTTTGTTCGGATAGGTTTTTTATTTTCCTTGAACAAAGAAACGTCTTTTAGGTTTATATGTTTATCGATTTCGCATTTTTTGAATCCACTCATTTTCTTAAAATTTTATTGTATCGGTTTTTTGTGTTTGAAGCATCGCTTCCACATCTGCAATTGTTAAGCCTTTTAATCTTCCTTCGGTGCAGGATATTGCATCTTCTTTATTAATACATAATCTCCAAACCCTGCCTTCTCTTTCCCAAATTTTAGCCCATTCAATTTGTGCTTCAATATGTTTTCTTTTATGTCTGCTTTCAGGTACTTTTAATTCAATAGCTATATCATTATAACCGCTAGGATTGTGATTTTCAAAAAATAATAAATCAGCTATTCCACTAAATATACCAATTGATTTTGCACGCATAACCTCAAGAGGATTTCCAGTTTTTCTTTCGTTTGAAACGTGAAAAAATTGACCTCTTTTTTCCGGATACAGTTCAGAAAATAAACGAACTGTATCCGATAAAAGTTTTTCCTCAGTCATTAGAAAGGTACATCATCTGTCGGAGTGAAAGTTTCACCTCCTCCTACATTTCCTTCAGCATCATTTGCAGTTCCTGAATTAGTAAATTCTTTCAAACTTCCTAAAATAGGAGTAAATTCAGCGGCCGCTTTTTTAGCTACATCACCTGTACCAAGTGCTTTATAATCTTTAGTAGCTAAGGATTTAGAAATAAACCCAATTTGACCGTTTTGGTCTTCTTCATCTTTGATATGCACACGGGCTGGCATATAAATTTGAGTTTCTACTCCTCCACCTTCAACTGGTTTTTCATAAATATCCAATTTGTTTGCTTCAAAAGGAATCCAAATACCTTTTACTTTAGCAGGTGGTTTTTTGTCATTTGCTACTCTTTCAGTACCATCTTCATTTACCTTTGAAGAAGGCATTTCAAGAAGAACGTGTTTCATTTTTGATAGTGCAATACTACCGGATAAATTTCTAGGCATAATTTCTCTTTTTATTAAGTTATTGTAAATGTACTAAATTTGACAGTATTAAAAAAATTAAAATGGAAAATCTTTTGGTAAGTTTTCTAAATCTGTTATAATTTCAATTTCTTCTTCTATTTTTTGAGGTACGTTAAAATCAACTTCTTCAACTGATACCATTTCAAAAGTAACATCTAAATCTTTTGCCAAATCTGAGGTTACTAAATTATTTTCAGGAATGTCAAAAATAAAAGTAACTTGTTCCTCTTCTTTTACTTCTATTTCTTCAATTTTTTTAGGTGATACAAAAACCATATCTTCTTTCATTAAATCTTTCTTTGCATCAATTTCTTCATACAAAATTTCTTTCAAACTACCACCTTCTTTTAACCATCTAATAACTGTATTTTCAGCTATTTCAATTCTAGCTAATAATGCTTTTTGATGTATAGGTGAAGCTTTTACAAATTCATAGGATATAGCACATTCTTTCCTGAAATCCTCAAGTAAATCCATTATTTCATCGCAATACAAATATTTGTTTATATTTGAAGGTGGTTCTGAAATTATGTAAACCGATTCTTCTGTTTCTTGTGCTATCATCTGCATTTGTACCTGCCAAAAGTCCATTCCTTTTTCATCTAACAAATCAAAAGTTCTATCATAATGACTTCCCCAAGTTACACACGCCTTCTGCTCTCCATTATAAATTTTTAATTTCTTTCTTTGGTCATAAACAAGCAAATCAGAAGAAACACCCGCTGTAGGAATTGTTGGTAATTTAACAAAACCAATTCTTTGTACATCTAATCCTTTTTCTAAAAAATATTCTTTAGCTATTTCAAATACTAAAGGTTCAACTTTTGTTCCGTATTTAGCAGATTTACCTGTTTCTGTTTCTATCCAGTATCCTCGCTGTCTGGATTTCGCTACCTCATAAATAGCCTTTAAAGAACCTGATGAAAATTCAAATACTTTAGCTGGGTTTGACCAACACATTTTACCTCCTTTATTGTTACAAGCCATCAATGTTTTAATCATTGAAGCTGTCCAACATCCATTACGAATCATTCTCCAAAAATCAGTTCTTTGTAATTCTTCTTCCTCAGGAAGTACAGGATTTTCTTCATCAAAATCATAATCAGAAGATGTATCATTTTGGTTTTCTTGGAATCTTTCAGAAAAATTATTAGCTATTTCCATATTATTCTGTTTTTGGTTTCTTTTGGTCTTTGCGGCTATAACTGAAATTGTCGGAAGTTTTTCTGTTTAAGTTACGACCAAAAATATTTCCAAATGTATTTAAAGCGTTGCTAATCGCTGCCGCTCTGGCTGCTCCTGCATTATATTCAACTGCATTAGTTATTTTTCCATCAGGGTATTGAGAAGCTAAAGAACCTTTGGATTGTTGTATTGGTTTTGCTCCTGTTCCGGTCATATATCTATATTCTGAATGAGGATAACTCGGAAGAAATTGAATCTTAACAGTACAAAGAATTTCATTTTTAATTTCTTGGTATTTTTCTTCAACCACATCAAATTCTTTAAAGAATAAATCCGCCACTGCTTGTTGCCTCCATAGCGGCACGAATAGGCTTTTTTTGCTTCCTAAATCTCTTTTATCAATCCAAGTTTCATTAGGTGCTTCTTGCAAGTGTTCAAACCAATCTTTGTAGTCTTTAAAATGATAATATTCTTCAATTTCATCTTCTTTTGAATCTGACATATATTTTTTTATTAAGGGTTATAAACGTATAATTTACAATAGTTCAAAGCTTTTTCTATTGTTTGTGCAGACCAGGTATAAGAAGCCGCATAAGCTTTTACTTCCTCTTCTCCTCCTTTTTTCCATAACTGCCTCCACAACCACGCTATTTGATGTTTTTTTATTTTTCTGTAATTAGTCAATTCTTCCCAATTCATATCTTTGAATTTCTTTGACTTCATAGATACACCGTTTTCATCAATCATTGAAGCTAGTACTAAATCAATATCTTCATTTTCTTTTTTCTCAGGATATTTGTACCCACAAAAAGGACATATACGGTAAGCTACTAAAATCAATCTTTTACATCCAATTTTAACATCATTTCCTGAGGTTATAGGTTTTCCATTTGAATCAATACCGCATTCCTTAAGAGGAGGAATTCCTTCAACTGATTTTGTATCGTGCCAAAGCGACCAAGTTCTATTAGAATCATATTTACCTAATCTTTCAACATTGCCTCCGAAATCTAATACAGTAAAATGAGTTTTACCTGTTTTAGGTGATAATCTTGAACCTCTTCCAAGCATTTGAAGCCATAAAGCTAATGAATTTGTGGCTCGGTAAACAGCTATAACTTCAATATCAGGACAATTATAACCTTTTGTAGCCATATCAACATTGACCAAAACCTTAAATTCATTTTCTTTAAATTGTTTGAAGCCATCAGTACGTTCACCGCTATATTTATCCAACCATTCTTTATAATATTCATACTGCCTAACATCTTCTTCATATTTCTTGAATGCACCCGTTTTAGAACCTTCTTTTGGCTGTTTAGGAGGATTCTTAGGAGATACAACAAATTTAGCTGTTATACCTGCTTCATTCAAGGCTATTGTGGTTTTTATAGCGTGTTCAACATTACAGCAGAACACAAGCATTTTCTGATTCGGAGTGTGCGTTTGATAGTTTTTTATTAAACCAGAATAAACTTTGTTGGAATTGAATTTTTGAAACATTTGATTAACATCATAATCACCATTCAATGAATTGGTTTTTACGTTTTTCAAATCAATCTTCCCACAGTCCATCATATCGCAGTTTAATAAATAACCTGCTTCAATTAAGTCTTTTGGTTCTGCTCCTCGTATAAGGCAATGATAGTCTAAACCAAGTTGCCTCATAGTTCCGGCACGAATAGGAGTAGCTGTGAATCCTATTACAATTTTGTTATCTAGTAAACCACTTTCAAATAAGTAATTAAATTCCTGGATGTGTGCTTCATCTATGATTATTAAATCAATATCATTTAAGATGAAATCAATAAATTCTTGCTGTCCTATTCTTCTTCTGAAGGTTTGCGACATTGCAATAAATACTGATTTTCTATGGTCAATAAATTTACTACCTGCTTGTATCAAATGACAGTTAAGGTTAAACTCTCCTAAAGTATCATTAGCCTGATTAAGAAGTTCTTCCCGGTCTGTAAAAATTAATACTTTTTTATCTTTTGATTCTGCTCTTTGTGCAAGGTCAGAAAAAACAACTGTTTTACCTCCTCCTGTGGGAAGCTGTGCAAGTATGTGGCGGTTTCCTTTTCTTATTTGATTAGCAATTTCTAATTCTAAATCAGATTGATAACCATATAAATTTATTTGATTCATTATTCAGTTATAGGTAAAATTAATTCTCCTCCTTCAATTAAAATTTCTCCTTCAGATAAGGTTTCAGCATCAAAATCACCAGTCCAGTTTACAAACAAATGTAAATCTAATTCCTCAGCCATTTTGCCAAGAAGTTCAATTGATTTTTTATCCATCGGTACATCATCAATCCAAAGATACCTTAAAGCTTTAGGTTTTGCTTTTAAAAGATATTCTTGAATCAGTAAAGCAATTACTGGTTTTTGTGTTCCTGAATAACTACTAACCTTTCTTATTTCTTTTTTAGGATTACAGAAGTATTCCGAATCATATTCACCATTATACCAAAGAAAAATGTTTGCATCATCTTTAGCTACTTTATTTCCATCAGCATCAATGATAAATTCAGGAGCGATTGACAAACCTGATACACCTGTATTAATTTCAACCAATTTATTAAAATAATCTTTCTTAAATTGATTGACTTCGGTATTACATTCCTGCCAGTATAAGAAGGCGTTTACTGCTTTAGCTTCTTCATTTCTAATTTTCAAGTCGGAAAGCTGTTTTTCAAGCGTTTTAAGCTCTAAATCTTTTTCTTTAGTATCAACTTCTTCCACAGCTTTATTATTGGCGGAAATGTACTCGTTTACGATATTCACGTAGGTTTCAATCAATGCTTTAACATCAGCATCTTCATAATCTTCAATTTTACCGCAGAAACTACCGTTTTCATTAAAAACTAAAAGCTTATGAAGTTGTTTAGTTGGTTTTTCTATTTCTTTTAAATTGTTTTTAATTTCTTTTTCAAATAAGTTTTGGACAAAAAATTCATCCTGCCATAAAACACCTTGGAGAAGACCTTTTGCAGAATCTAAATCTCTTTTTTGATTTTCAACTTTTAAATCATAATCATCCCATTCTTTTTGGATTGGAATGTTTAGCTTTATCAGTTCATCATTCTTGGTTCTTAATGCTGTATTTGCATTTGAACCTTTTAACTTTATATTAGTTAAATTGTTTTGTTTTGTAGTTTCAGGATTTTCTTTAAGAAGTTCAATAGAAGCTTTTAGTTTAGAAATTTTACCTGTTAATTCAGATTCATCTTTTACTTTTTTCTTTTTATCAAAACTGATACCTTTTTTGCTCAAATCATCAGCAATACCTCCACACTCCTTACGCTTCATATCAGCTTCCGAACGCTTTTGTTTTGCTTTTTCAATTAAGTCAATAACAGAACCTACATATTTAGGATGCGATTTGTCAAATATAACACCTCTTTCTTCCATTTCTTTTGCATATAATTCCAAAAGAAGTGTTTTTTGGGTGTTAGAATTTTCAGAAGTCAATTCATTAACTCTCCAGGTCAATTTTGTTTGAAGTGATTGAAGATAAGCAGATGGAGTAGCTTTTTTACCATCAATAATTGGTTCTTTTACTTTTTTACCGTCTTTATCTAGCATATAAAGATAGTATTCTAAAGCATCACCAGCCTTATTAGTCTTACAACCAACATATATATTATTCGTATCATCAAGGAGTTTTGCAGTCAATTCAACCTCTCCATACAAATTCTTATCCTCTAACGTTTTACTGCCAGCAGTAGTCAACCTTAATGCTTTTTGCAATTGTGTTTTACCTTGCCCAACTCTACCTTTAAATATTGTTAGGTGTAAATTTTCATCAAAAGTTAATTCAGTAGCTTTTAACCCACCGAATTGTTTAGCGATTGATAGTCCTACTATTGATACTACTTTTTGTTCTGTCATAATCTATTTATAGTTTCTGTGGTTTTTTTTAATTCGTTTTCAAGGTTTAATTTTCTTTCAGTAAGAATACCTTTAACTTTTGTTTTAAATTGAGATACAATTATACCTAAATCTTCTGCCTTCAGTTTTTCGCCTTCCAATGTCGATTCTGTCAATGTCTTTGCAAGTGAAGAAGAAATTTCTTCTAAAATCTGTTCATGGTTTTTCCCGTTAAACAATTTAGGAAACCAACTTAAAAATTGGGTAATTTTTTTCATAGTATTATTATTTTGTCAAATATAAGACAGTTTATTAGGACTAACAAAATATTAACAAAACTTTAACTTTAATACCTTATACCATAACTTGATGCAATAGCAAAAAAAGTATCTATTTTTGAATTATACATTTTCTTACAGCTATGGAATTTTTTTTCTGCTTTTTGTTCATCGTATTCCGGATGAAATTGGCTGATGGTTTTGAAATAATCTAATCCTGATTCACCAAAAAATACGTATAAAGATGAAGCTAGTTTTATCCATTCGCTGTAATCAGATGTTATATCAATTGCTCTTTGTTTGATTTGGTTAACAATAGAATCAATTTTTTCTTTATCAGATATATTAACTTTTATTTCTTTAGGTTTAGGCTTAGGTATTTCTGATGGCATTTTATAATAAAGTGCATCCGGGTTATAATAAGCTTCCTTGTCTATGCTGAAAAATCTTAACCTACTTAAATCCTTGCAAGCGTTATCAATGTTTATTCCCATTTTTGCAAGATTTTCCTGAAAAAATAAAAAGTATTCATCAAATATATTAGGATTGTTAATCATTATGATAGCATACACACCAAAATAATCTCCTGATACAGAATAACCGCAATAATAAGTACAAGGGTGATTTGAAAAAAACTCCTTGACCAAAAGCATATCAATACATGGATTAGATTTAGCTTTTTTAGATTTTGAAAAACGGTCAACATCTATACAGATAAGGTTATTCCTTTTGTCTATATTTTTTAGATTTCTGTAACCTTTAAATGAAGCTGAAAGAGTAACACAAGGTAAAGTTTCTTTTATTTTTTTATCCAGTGATTCTCTATATCTTTCAACTCTATTTTCTAATTCTTCGGTAGGTTCTATTGTCAGTTTTAACCATTCATCTAAATCATAATCTTTTGGTGATACATCTTCAACATTTTCAAAATATGAAATTTTTATCATACTCCGGTTTTTTGATTCCATAAAGAAATATGTAACCTATCTGAAAAATTAAAATTATGTTCAACACAAATAGAAACTACTTTTAACCTTGTGCTTTCTAGTTCTTCTAAATTACTGCCTGCAGGCATTAACCAAATCTTTGATTTATGAATCAAATTCATATAAGAATCTCCAAGTTCTTCCATGTCTTTTTCGCTTGAAATCACAAATTTAAAAATAGCGGCAGGGAGAAGATTTAAAAATTCAATTACTTCGGTTTTATAGCGTTGGTTTGTAGGAACTCCTGAATTTGAAAGTTTAGGTGAAACATTGAAATATTTTACCACAGTACTCAAATAAGGATTAGGTATAATTGTACCGTTTGTTTCAATTTCAATTATAGGTAAGAATCCATGATTTTCTGCAAAATAATAAAGAAATTGACAAATTTTTTCTTGGTGTAATAAAGGTTCTCCTCCGGTTATAATTAAGTGAGTACCTGAATACATTCTTTCAATTTCCAATTCAGTAAAAACATCTTCAAAAGCTGTTTTTTTACCTTTCTTCCAAACTTCAATAGTATCACAAATCCAAGATTCAGATTGGCATAAAATATTGCAACCTGATAACCTCAAAAATATAGACTTTTGACCCATAGTCCTTCCTTCTCCTTGTATCGATGTAAATTTTTCCGATACTGATAGAAAATCTTTATTTTCCATAGTGTTTATTTTTTAATGAATAATGCTGAATTTTTTTCGTGTTCAATACATTCAACCGAAACTAATTTAACTTCTGATTTACCTTCGTGTGAAAGCATTAAATCAATGACATTGTAAACCAGTTCTGCAAACGCTTCACAGCCTACTCTATCCATAACACGTATTTCAGCCACTCCTAATTCTTCAAGGATTTGGAAGGCTCTAAATTCAGGGTCATCCCGTGCTATTACTACTGTATGGTCAAATACTTTTTTAAACCATTCTGCAATCTGAAAACCGTCAAATTTGAATGTGGATTTTTTTAAAAATCCAAAATCCATAACCCAGTTGTTTGAATCTAAAGTTTCTGATTCAAAGACTAATTTAAATTTCAATGCGTAACCATGTAATTTACTACAATGCGATTCTGCCGCTCTCCACTGTCTAAAGCAGGTTGAAAAACCGTCTATAACTTTTGTTGATTGATACATTATTTTTTACTTATTATTCGGTGATACTGTTTTACAATAAAATCCCAAGATTCAACATATTCAGCTGGGTCAGGAATTCCTATTTCTAAAAACGCTTCAATTCTTTCAATGTCAGAACCTGACGTACCTGAGGCTCTACCTCTATAATCAGGATTGTATGAAGTTAAAGTATTTCTAAAAACTGTATTGAAATCTAAACCTAAATATTTACAATTTTGAATAGCTTCAATTAATATTTTAGATTTATTAGATGAAATGAAAGGTAAGGTAAAATTGACTAATTCAGAATTCCAATTACCTGTTTTAAAAGCTTGTTCTAATTCAAAATAAAATTCAGGAGTACAATCAGGATAGATTGTGTGGTCTCCGGAATGAACACCTAAACAGATTTCAACAGGTGTTTTTTCTATTTGTGCAATCGATAAAGCCCAACCAAATATGATACTGCTAAAGATAGCGTTTCTATTAGGAACTACCGTTGCTTTCATTGATTCATCTTCATAATGCCCAACCGGGATTTTTTTATCATTCAATAAAGCAGAATCAAAAGCTGAAAAAGCAGATTTCAAATCAACGATTTTAAAGCTTTTTAAGGCTAGATTTTTTTCTGAAAGATATTCTATATTCTTTTGGAGTTTTCGTAACTCTAAGGCGTGTTTCTGACCGTAATCAAAGCTAATAACATTAACTTCATAATTTAAACTTAACATTCTTAGGATTAGAGCAGTAGAATCCATTCCTCCTGATGCTGATATTACACATTTATTTTTCATATTTATTGGAATAAATCGATTTTAATTTGGTTTTCAATACGTTCTTTCTTCTTAAATTTTTCCCAATCAAAATCAGCAAGGTTTACTAGGTCAACTAATTCTTCTAAAGAATAAGGAATAGTTGGTTCAATTTCATAGTTTTTTCTAACCTCAAGAATTTCTTTTACAATATGTCCTGACTTAATAAAATTGTCAGAATTATTTATGTTATTTTCAAGGTAAACTATTTTTGTATCAATTTCAGATATTTTACCATAATTGTAACAAAGAATTTCTTTTACACCTGTTTCTTTTAAGATTGAAAAAATTATTTTTCCTTTGATGATTTCAAAATTTCCATCTTCCAATTCTCTTACAAGAAGGTTTTTATTTTGAAGATTTTTAAAGACCGAATTTCTTAGTTTTTTAAAAATTATTTTATCTTCATTTTTTGAATTCCAAGACGGTAAAGATAACAAATTAATGTCAATCAGCAAAAAGTTCCCGTGTATTTCTTTTACTCCCAATCTACTTTGCGTGCTTTCCATATTTCTGTTATTTGGTATTCTAGTTCTAAAAATTCTTTAATTCTCAATCGCTCTAAAAACCTTAACGCTTTACATTTAAGCATACCAATTTTTTGATTATCGATTTTGATTTGGTATCGTTTCCAGCTTATGCTGTCAACTGAATAAAAAGGGAACATTGAAAGACCGTTAAAACTAGAATAACCTAATCCATGAGTTTTAACTTTATCTTCTGTAACATAAAAAACCTCTTGTAGAAATTTCCTTTTTATATTTTCGTGCGTATCATTTGCAGGAGAAATTCCAATGTATTCAGATGATTCCATAAATTTATGTAACCAACTAATATTATCACCATAATGATATACTGGCATAACGTTTTTCAGATGTTTTTTCAGGTATAAAAAGTTTTCATATCCTTGCTTACAACATTCTTCAATATCATCAGCATTAGAACCTGTTTTAGGAATAACATCTAAGTTTATAAACCACCAATCTTGTGGACAAGAAAGACAAAATTCTAGGTATTTATCAATATCAATAGAACCGCCTTTGTTCCACACCGAGAAAGCACCTGAATCAATAATGACATTATTACCTTCAAACTTTTTAGCAGATTTAGCATCTACTGCAAAAGAAAGAAGGTAATTTTTAACGCCATATTCTTTTAGTATTTCTTCGGAGTTACCTGGACTACTAAAAAAGTACTTCATTTAGTTGTATTGATAAATATTTCCTTCAGTACAAGTTGTATCAAAACCACCTCTAGTATTGTAAACAGTTTCTACTTGTAATTCTTCTATACCTAAAACAGCTTTCAAATCATCAAAGATTCTTTTAGTAACTGCTTCTTGGTAGATTCCTACGTTTCTAAAAGAAGTTAGGTAGTACTTCAAGGATTTCAATTCAATACACTTATCGGAGGTAGGGTAGTATTTTATAGTCAATTCCGCAATATCAGGAAGACCTGAAAACGGACAAACGGCGGAAAACTCTTTTGTTCTTGTTTCTATCAATTGTTTTGGAGAATTGAAAACAAAGGTTTTAAGTTCTTCTGTTTTAATAGAAGAATGCGGAAGGAAATCAAATGTTTTCCCTTCCGCTTCTTGATTAACTGTTACGTCCATCTTACTTTTTCACTTCTTCTTTAGGTTCAGCAACTGGAGCTTTTTCTTCCACAACCGGTGCAACATACTCACTAACATAAGTTAGATTTGCGTATGATACAAGGCGTAATTTTTTGTCTGCCTGTCTAACTTGTACAGCAGGATATCCATCACCGAATGCAGAATGTTTGATGGTAACACATTGAATCGTTTCTTTTGTTTGATAATCAACAAATGAATAGTTGGCTGGGATAATCAAAGCTTTTTTCAAAACCTCAATTTTTGCTCTTTTTTCTTCTTTGGTTTCAGATACCTTTGAAGTTTTAGAAGCTTTTTCAGCATCTTTTTTAGCTTTAGCATCAGCTTTTTCTTTTGCTTTAGCATTTATGGTAGCAACTTTTTCAAGAAACTTTTCCATATTAGCTTTTGCTTTGTCAAGGTTCAATTGTGCTTTGTTAACCTTAGCAGTTTGCGCTTTTTCAGTTTTGATTGCATCTTTTGTAGTAAGATTCAAAGCTGATTTAGCTTGTGTAACTTTCAAAGCTGTTTCAGGTTTTGCTGGGTCAACTTTTGCAGTAGCTGTATTTACCTTTGCTTCATCAGAATCTTTTGCTTTTTGATTTTTAGCTTTAAGGGTTTCAAGGTGTTTGCTTTCATCTTTTAAAGAATTTTCTGAAAGTTCAATTTCTTCTTTCAGTTCGGTGTGTTTAGCTGTCATTGATTCAGGAACAGTATGGTCAGGAGTTTGAGCAGTAGCTTCTGTTGCAGGTGCTTCTGTTTCAGTAGTAGCTTCTGTTTCAGTAGTAGCTTCTGTTTCGGTAGTAGCTGTTTCCGGGTCTAAGATGTCCTTTTCTTCTGCATTAAGAAGATAATTCAAATCTCCGAAAGCATCAAAATTTTCTGTGTGAATGTAAGAACCATCTTCTGCCGCATCTTCTGGAATACCGTAGTATGATTTAAAATCTTCTTTTGTAGGCTCGTAACCTAATTGTTCAATGTCAGTTTCACTTGGAACTACTGAAAACATTACCGCTAATCTAATTAAATTTCTCATTTTTTTAATTGTTTTTAAATTGTTATTTGATTTGTCAAATTTATGACTATTTTCCTTTGGTTGTACACTTTCTTCTTTTTTTAACATAACTTTAACATTTTCTTTTAAATCGTTATCATTACATAATTGATTCAATTTTTTAGTAGTTGCTTTAAAGGTTTTATTAGAAGCAACTATTGCACCATTAAACCAAATTATAAACTTTCCTAATTTTTCTGAAAATGATAAAGATGCTTCTAAAGTGTTTTCTTCATTTGTAAAAGTAAATTCTTTACCTGCTAATAATTCTTTTTCCATTGTTTTCATAATGTTATTTTTTAAGGTTGATTTGTTTGTTATTTGTTTGTCAAAGATATGACAGTTTTTCAAATACACAATACCTAAACCTTATTTTAACAAAACTTTAACATTTAAGAAATTCTGATTTTACATCTGATTCTTTGTAAACCCCGCCAAGCTTGGTAGTAACAGTTGAAGAATAATCTTCTACACCTCTTTGCTTTACACACATATGGTCTGCTTCAATCATTACAGCTACATCTTCTGTATCTAATATAAGTGATAAAGCGTGGTATATTTGTACTGTAAGACGTTCTTGGATTTGAGGTCGCTGGCTAAAGAATTTAACAATTCGGTTGATTTTACTTAAACCGATAATTTTATCTTTAGGTATATATGATACTTTTGCTTTACCGTCAATTGTTACGAAATGGTGTTCACATACTGAAATTGATTTTACATCTTTCATGGTTATCATTTCATCATAACGCATTTTATTTTCGGTTGTAGTGCATTTAGGAAAGTTATCATAATCTAACCCACTAAAGATTTCATCCACATACATTTTAGCAACTCGGTTTGGAGTATCAGATAAGGAATCATCTAATAAATTCATTCCTAAAGCTTCCATTATTTGTTTAAAATTTGCAGATATACAAGTTTCTGCATTTCCTGCCATTCTCATAACAGCTGGTGTTTCCACACCTAAAGCTGTAAGTTTTTCACTTACAGCTTTTCCTAGTTTAGGGTCTTTTTTGTTTTTCATTAATGTAATTGTCTATTAGTGTTTTTGGTTTTTCCGTCCTGCTGTCCCATCATAAAGGCATTAACATTTATATCTTTTGATTTGGTAGATGTTGATTGAAGCGTTCCTATGTTTTCTTTGATGAAATCTTTTATAAGGTCAGTTTTTTTAACTACAATCAATTGGTACATTTTTTCTTCTGTTTTGTCGGTAAGGAAGATTTTTTTATCTTGCTGTAATCTTTCACTCAATCCTGAAAGAAAACCATCTATGTAAGAACGTATAAATTTACCTCTATTCGGTTTTTCATAAGAAGATACCATTTTTATTTCAGCTAATTCTTTCAAAAGTTCTTGGCAATTCTCTTTATATCTACGTGCGTAAAGGTTACGAATTACTGGAACTAAGGTTTCAAAAAGTTCGGATATAATCATTCTATCTTCTTCAAATCCTGTTGAAGTAGAAGTAAAAACAAGTAATTTCCAAGACCCGAATGAAGATGTACCATTTTAAAATTTGAATTATGAATAAAACAGACCACGAAATTTTAGAAAGACAGCCAAAAGA